TACAACAGGTACGGTTTGACCCGCGCCGACCACGCCTCATTCGTGTCCGATTTGGCCACCATCACACAGCTCCCCGCTGTCGTGAGGGCGCCATGGGCCTTCGCTATCCTCGAGAGGGATAGCTAAGCCTGCGGGCGTTTACAAATGTACCATAGAGCTTTTGTGAGTTTAGTGTATTTCGTGTTTGATTCTTTTCTGTCCTTTGTAAGATACGTTGCTATTGTCTTTAGTAACCAACAAGATGACCAATCCCCGCCGCCGCAACCGCCGCCGCAAGCCCGTCAACCCAGACGCGATCACCGGGGCTGGCGACTACAAGTTGCCACGATCCCTGAAGAACATCGTGAAACGAGCTGCAGCCTCCCATGTTGCCCGCGAGATCGCACACGCCGCCGGATCCGCAGTCGGAGCCCGCCTAGGCAATCGCCAGGCTGGAGCTCGATTAGCGCAGAAAGCTTTGGCGAAAATCTCCGGCAAAGGAGACTATCAGATCACGACGAATTCCCTCGTCGCCCGGACTCCCCATGGCCCGGTCGTCCCGGAATTCACTCCCGACGGTAAGCGTGGTGTGCGCATCCGCGAACGCGAGTACATCGGAGACATCGTCTCCGGTGGAGTGCTCGTGGGCGGATCCACCACGTTTGACAACCACTCGTTCGTCATCAACCCGGCGAATTCCGTGACCTTTCCTTGGTTGTCCCGACTCGCCGTGCTCTTCGACCAATGGATGCCCAACGGCATCGCGTTTGAATACGTGTCCACGTCCTCCGCCTACAACGGCACATCTCAGGCGCTGGGAGTTGTCATTCTCGCCACCGATTATGACACCGCAGACCCCGCCTATGCCAGTAAGGCCGAAATGGAGAATGCCGACTATGCCTGTTCCACAGCCGCCCACGAATCTGCCATCCACGGCATTGAGTGTGATCTGAGCGAGCGCCCAACGCGCCTGCTCTACACAGGGGAAGGCGCCGGGAGTGCTACGTCCGCCAACCTCCACAATTTGGGACGCTTCCAGATTGCCACCCAGGGCATGTCCGCCGCCGGCGTGACCCTCGGTGAGCTCTGGGTCACGTACGACATCACCTTCTATAAGAAGCAAGTCCACAACCTCTCTGAG